ATGGGTGGACGACGGCACGAGCGTGGAGGCGCCGCCGGGCGCGCAGGTGCTCGATGAGGGCGGTGGCCGGAATGAGATCGCATCCTGTAAGTTTGTAAAATACCTGCTGCCCTGGTCGGCGGCAGCTCATAATAATAACGCAACGCGCACGCATACGCGCGTTGTTTCTGGCTTGGAATGCTCTATAACATTTCAACAGGGATTGGAGAAAAAGCCAAGCAGGGGTAGACAAAGGAGTAAATCGCGTGTATAATCAAAATCGAAAAAAGATCCGGTGCCCGCGATGCGGCAAGCCGACCAAGGTTTGGGTCGCGCCGGGGACAACCACGCTGCAGCAGTTTCCGCTGTGGTGCGAAAAATGCAAATGTGAGTCCATCGTCGACTACGACGGTGCAAGCCAACGTCTAAGCAGACAGGAGCTGACTTCGTAACACTCGAGCGCAATGTTCGTCGAGTGTTGCAAGCCAGCTCCTGTTTTTTTATTTCCGTCGGAAGGAGGCGAGGCCGTGCAGACGGTTGCCGAGATGATCCCGGATTACAAGCAAAATCTCGATGCGCTGCGAGCACGGCGCCGCGAGCTGATCGCCGAGCGTGAGCTCGAGCCGCGCTTCGAGCGCCGGCATGCGCTGACTGTGCGCATTATCCGGCTCGACGGCATCATCGCCAGCACGACGGCGGCGCTGCATGACATGATCGCCTATGCCGACTAAGCCGCTGCGGCCGTGCCGCCATCCGGGCTGCCGGGAGCTCGTGCGGTGTGGATACTGCGATAAGCACAAGCCGCGAGACGCGGATCGGCGTTCAGCGGAGTCACGGCAGTGGCACGGCTGGTACAGCACCAAGCTCTGGACAGATGATCTCCGGCCGACGCAGCTGCTGCGTGAGCAATGGTGCCGGGAGTGTGCACGGCATGGCATTCGCACCAGAGCGACGGACGTGGATCACATCGAGCCGCATAACGGCGACTGGGAGAAGTTCACGGACCGCAGCAATCTGCAAAGCCTGTGCCACAGCTGCCACAGCGCAAAGACCATGGCGGAAAGCCGAGCTAAATCTCGCGGCCAGAGCGGCCGGAAGGGCTGACGCTTGGACGAGCGCAGCGCAGGCGCGACGTGCGCGGCTTTGGCGGGAAATCTCAAGATTTCCCGGACTACCCCCACCCCGAAAAAGTTTTCGGCGGCGGGGCGTCTGACCGCAGCCGGGCTTCCGTGCGAGATTTTTTCCCAATGAGGGCGGAAAAACGGGGCGGCGGTTGGAAGCGCGGGAAGCGCTGGACGGCCGGAGGGCTGGGCGAGGTAAGAATCTGAGAGAGTGAGGTGAGGGATATGCCGGCGAGCAAACCGGTGCCGCGGGAGGCGGACGGGACGGTGGACATCAAGCAGGCGCGCAAGCGAATGCGGGGACACCGGACGGATGCGGAGATCGAGGAGAAGGCAAAGCGCGAGGTGCGTGCGAAGGAGCCGAAACGCATTCAGGTGCCGAAGTATCTGCCGCAGGGCATGGCGGACGAGTACCGGCTCGTGGCGAAAAAACTCGTGGCGCTGCACATTTTCTCCGACCTCGACTACGACATGCTGGCGCGGTATTTTATCGCGCGGGCGGCGTGGATGCAGGCGCAGAACCATGCGACGGTCGCCATCCGCGAGGGCGACGCCAAGGCGGCGGGGTCGTGGACGAAAACGGTCAGCGTCTACTTCGGCCAGTGCCAGAGCTGTGCGGCGGCGCTCGGGCTGAGCGTGTCGGCACGCTGCCGTCTGGTAATGCCGGAGCCGCCCAAGGATGAGGCCGACGAGGACCCGCTCAGCAAAATGCTGCGCGAGCGGGCGGAGCGCCGGAAGGCGTGAGGTTTGTCCGGGGCTGTGACGGGCAGTGCAATGCCTGCTCGAGCTTCGACCTTTGGCGGCAGGTGAGTTTTGTGATATTTCCTCGCCTGTCCGTCAGAGTCCCGGACGAGGACAGGAGGACAAAATGCAGAAACGGACGATCTGCCCGATGACGTGCCCGATGATCAACGCGCAGGGGTTCTGCGAGAGTGCCTGGCGGCGCGCCGGGCAGGTGCGTGAATGCCCGCACGACCGGCTGCGGCGAAAGACGCGCAGGCGACGCAAAAAGTGAATATTCCGACGCTCTGACGGGCGAGATGGCCGCCCGAACTCTACCCCCTTTATGTTTATCTATTCCTAACAGGGCGAACGCGGCGAGGTTTTCCTTTCTTTGTCCTCGCCCGTCCGTCAGAGCGCCGGAAAAGCTGTCGCGAGACTCCTGTCCTGCGGCGGGCGGCGATAGCCATATGCGCCGGCCGACAGCGCCGGGACGCGGGCAAGGATACGACGGATGAGCACCGGAATGCTGACGAGCGGTGCGTCCGCCGGAGGGCAGGAGAAATACAAAAAGGTCGCCGCTGCGATGGGCAGGGCGCTGATAGGCATCTGCGGAGATTTCGCGGATGTGGAGGACCGGCTGCGCACGGCGGATGCGGAAATTCAGTCGGTGCTGCTGAACGAGAGGATTTGTGCGCGGCCGGCAAGCTATCCGATCGAGGGCATTGCCGTCGAGGCGGAAAAGCTCGAAACTGAGGATGAGCCGGAAAAGCTGACGCGCGCGGCGGTGCTCGAAAAGGCACGTGCGTGCGTGTGCGGTGAGCGCGAGGAGGACTACGGCTCGCCGGAGGATAACTTTAAGACGATTGCGGAACTGTGGGAGGCGTATCTTAACAAAGCCCGCACAAGGGGCGTGAACGTGCGCGTAGAGGCAAAGGACGTTGCTGTAATGATGGCGCTGCTCAAGATTGCACGCATTGCAGCAGGCGGCGGAAAGGCTGACAGTTGGATTGATCTTGCAGGCTATGCGGCTTGCGGGGCGGAATGTGAGGGAGTAACGGAATGACCATCTCTGAGAACGCCGCACAGATGGGCGTTACGCCGGAAACACTGGTGCAGGAGGTTGTGACACAGGAAACGACAAAAGAAACTGTGCTTGTCGTTCTGGGCGCACTGGCAATCGTGTTGGCGGTTGTAGTCGGTGCTATATGCAATGGCGTGGATGCATCAGTGTTTGGTTTGTACACTGCTTGCGGTTTGCTTTGGATTGGCGTGATACTGCTCACGAACGTGTCTGACTTAATCGCATGGAAAACTGCGCCGCAGACCACGGTGAACCGGTACATTGTTGAACATTATGGAGGCGGACAGGAATGAACAAGAAAATCATGGCGGCACTGCTTTGCGGTGCGATGATGTGCAGCTTATCGGCGTGCCGGGAAAGCAGCCGTGTTGCGTACAACATCTCGAAGGAGGCGGACAATTTCAACGTCACGCGCCGTCTGGAAGTCATCAACGCGCGTACGGACAAGCCGGTGTTTGAGCTGATCGGCAACTTCGCCATCTCGAACAACAGCGAGAACGAGCTGGAGGTGACTGTCGAGACCGGGCAGGGCGTTTACAAGAAACACCTTGTGTACCTCAACGACTGGACGATCTACGTTGTGGAGGACGTCAGCGGCGCTTACGTGGACAAGTTCCACTACGAGGTGAATTTCCTGCCGGAGATGATCATTCCGGTTACGGTGACGTCGCATGACTAATGACGCGGCAAAACGAAACGCAGAGGAAGGGACGAAAATGACCATCAATGAGGCTATCTGATATGCGGATGCGCTTGCGCGGAACACAGGCGAGGGCATTGACATAGAAGGCTTTGACGTGCAGGTTTTCGGCATGCTGTGCAGGGACGCGCTGCGGCTGATGAAGATGACGAGCGAGAACGCCGCGCCGGGCGCAAAGGCTGCAAAGACTACGAAGGTAGGCATGAACGCGAACGAGTATCAGCGCAAGGCGATGCGCACGGCAACGCTTAAATGCCGCGATATGGCGAATGCGGCGCTCGGCTTAACGGGCGAGGCGGGCGAGGTCGCGGACGAGGTGAAGAAGTGCCTCTATCAGGGACGCGAGTGGGACGCGGAGAAGATCATCGAGGAGCTCGGGGACGTTATGTGGTACGTCGCCCTGATGGCGGAATACTTCGGTGCGTCGCTGGATTTCGTGATGGAGTACAATCTCGACAAGCTCCAGAAGCGCTACCCGGACGGGTTTAGCTTCGAGGCAAGCGAGGAAAGGGCGGACGTACATGGCTAAGTGCGGCGTATGCGGCAAGACCATCAAGAGCGGCAAGGTGCTGTGCATGCCTTGCGCGTGCAGCATCATGACATGCGGACACCCGGAGCGCGTCTGCCGTGACTGCTGCCTGTATGTCGTCAAGATGGGTGAGACGCCGGGACATACCTCGCACTGCGGCGTGTGTCCGCTGCTGCCGGTAGTTGCAAGTAGTTTCAAGTAGTTTTCAGTAGTTACAAGTAGTGAGCCGGTGCTGCGGCGGGCGGCGTGGTCAGGCCGTCCGAGGTCATATGCGACTCTCCAAAGGGCGGCGCGCCTTACGGAACGGGCGCGCCTTCCGCCGGAGCACCGGAGACAAACAAATATTTATAGCCAGAGACCCGCAAGGGTACCGAGCCGACATCTTTAACCCCGAAAAAGGGGGAGATGTCGGCTCTTCTTTTTTGCCTTTATTCACAAGATATTGTGCCGGTGTGGATAAGGCTGTGCATGATGTGGATAAAAGGAGGTGAGCGGCGCGGTGTTTGACAGGGAGCAGGCGGATTTTGTGTGCGACTATCTCGAGTGCCTGACGTGCTCGAGCGGCGTGCCGCTGCGGCTGATCGACTGGCAGCGCGACATGGTGCAGGCATTTTACGGCGAGATGACCGAGGACGAGGACGAGCCGGGCGAATATCTGCGCAAATATCAGTATCTGTACCTCGAGATCCCGAAGAAGAACGGCAAGAGCGAGATCGCGGCCGGTCTCGGAACGTACCACCTGTTCGCGGACGGGGAGACCAACGGCGAGATCTACCTCGTGGCGGCGGACCGCGACAACGCGGACATTGTGTTCGCGGCGGCGAAGTTCATGGTCGAGCACTCGCCCGCGCTCAAAAAGCGCAGCCGCATCGTGGACAGCAAAAAGGCCATCTTCGACACGGTAAGCGGCTCGAAGATGAAGGTGCTGTCCTCGGAGGCGTACAGCAAGCACGGCTACAAGCCGAGCTGCGTGATCTTCGACGAGCTGCACGCGCAGCCGAACCGCGACCTGTGGGACGTTATGACGTTCGGCGCGGGCGCTGCCCGCCGTCAGCCGGTGTGGATCGTGCTGACGACGGCAGGCGATGACCCGGACCGGAAGAGCATCGGCTGGGAGGTGCACGAGAAGGCGCTCGGCGTCTGGCGGTACCGCAGAGGAGACCGCGACGAGCGGGCGCAGGACGATCCGCGCTGGCTGCCGATCATCTACGGCCTCGGCCTCGTGGAGGACGAGGACAAGCTCCGCGAGCTCAACATCTTCGACGAGCAGCTGTGGCGCGACTGCAACCCGTCGGTTGGGCGGACGCTGCGGCTGAGCGCCATCCGCGCGGAAGCACAGGACGCGAAGCGCTCAGAGGCGGCGGAACGGCTGTTCCGGTGGCTCAGGCTTAACCAGTGGATCGCGACGGCGAGCGTCGGGTGGATCCCGGTGACCATTTACGATAAGACGCAGTGGAATCCCGAGGGCGCGGCGCACTGGACGGACGCGGTGCGGCTGCTGCGCGGCAAGCGCTGCTTCGGCGGCGTCGACCTCTCCAAGAGCACCGACCTTACGGCCTTCGTGCTCGTCTTTCCGCCGCAGGAGGGGCTGCCGCACTGGGTGGCGCTGCCGACCGGGTGGATGCCGCTCGACGGCATCGAGGCGCGCGAGCGCGAGGATCACTGTCCGTACCGCGACTGGATGCGGGCGGGCTTCCTGCACGGCTGCGAGGGCGACATCATCGACTTCGAGGCGGTAGCGGACGCAGTCGTGCAGGCGGCGCAGGACTACGACCTCCAGATGGTAGGGTTTGACCCGTATCTCGGCGCGACGGTGATGCAGAACATCCGCGACAGGCTCGCCGGGACGGCGACCGAGGTGGTGGAAATCCCGCAGGGTATCCGCACGATCTCGCCGCCGATGAAGGAGCTCGAGCGGCTCATCCGCGAGCACGAGATGCTGCATGTGCACAACACGGCGGCGCGGCAGTGCTTCCTGAACGTGCGGTGTGTTACCGACGACAACGAGAACATCAAGCCGACGAAAAAGCGCAGCCGCGGCCGTATTGACATGACGGTGGCGTGGATCATCGCGTTCGCCACGGCATTGCTGACGCCGGAGCCGACGCTCGCGGACAGCGTGGCGGCGAGCGACTGGCACATGTGAAAGGGGGTGAGATTACATGCGCAAGAAGAAGCTGAACTACATCGCGGCGGAGGAAGAAATCCGACGCATCGCGGCCGGCCGCAACGAGCAGTGCCGCACGGTGACATGGCGCGAGGCGGTGGAGATGTGGGAGGAGAAGCACGGCGAGGACGCGCACGCGCGCGCTGCGTTTTTCGCCTACATCGGCATCGCGACGACAGACGAGTGCGCCCTGCTCGACGAGCTGGACGCAGATGTGCCCGAGGAGGTGACAGAGGCATGAAGAATATCGCAAAAATTCTGCCCGATCTTCTGGTCTGCGGCGGCGCTGTTTTCATCGTTGTCGGAGTGACGATGGTCAGCGTGCCGGCGGCGTTCATCGCGGCCGGGGTGTTCCTCATCGCCGAGGGCGTGATCTCCGCCATCGGGGGTGACAGCGCATGATCGGACAGTTTATCCGGCGCGTCACCGGGCAGAGCGGCACGCTGACGCTCGACGACCCGACAGGCTGGCGCAGCAGCGACCGGCCGCTGTTCGGCGGAAAGGAAATGCAGGCGATGAAGCTGCCGGCGGTGAACGCCTGCATTGAGATCATTTCGGACAGCATCGCGAAGATGCCGGTGTACCTGATGGACGGGGCAACGCGCGAGCGCGTGACCAATCACCCGGCGCTGCGGCTGCTGACGGGCAGGCCGACCGAGGCGCTGACGGCGTTCGACTATCACAAGCTGATGGAGTCGCGGCGCATCGCCTACGGCAACGCCTACGCGCTCATTCTGCGCGACAAATGGGGCGTGCCGGTGGAGCTGCTGCCGATCGCGCCGGGGTGCATGATGCCGCTGCTCGACAGCAATGCAAAACTGTGGTACGTCGGCATCAACCCGAAAACGAAGGAATACCGCAAGTTCTGGCCGGAGGACGTGCTGCACTACAAGGCATTTTCCACCGACGGCCTCGAGGGCGTGAGCTACCTCAGGCGCGGCGCGGAGACCATCGAGACGGCGCTGCAGGCGCAGCGGTACGAGGGCAACTACTACAAGAACGGCGGACAGGTGTCGGGCGTTCTCGCGACCGAGACCGACCTTTCGAGCAAAACGCGCTTCGACGAGAACGGCAACGCCATCGACCTGAAAAACCGCATCCGTGAGAACTGGGAGAGCATCCACAGCGGCGCGGACAACGCCTTCCGCATCGCGGTGCTGGACAACGGCCTGAAATACACGCCGCTGACGGCCACGAACCGCGACGCGCAGTTCATCGAGACCAAGGCGGCGAGCGTCGAGGACATCGCGCGGCTGTTCAACATTCCGTTTTACAAGCTCGGCGCGGGCAAGGAAAGCTATGCGGCGAACACCCAGGCCGCCATCGAGTACATGCAGCGAACGCTCAGCCCCATCGTTTCCGAGCACGAGCAGGAGGACACGTACAAGCTGCTGCTCGAGAGCGAGAGCGCACGAGGCTTACAGCTGCGGCGCAACATGATGGGCGAGCTGAGGGCCGACTGGAACGCCCGCGGCGCGTGGTACCAGACTATGCGCCAGAACGGCGTTTACTCCGTCAACGACATCTGCGCGCTCGAGGACCTGCCGGACGTGCCCGGCGGCGGCGACAGACTGGCGTCGCTCAATTACGTACCGCTCGAGGATTTCCGGGAACTAAGCCGCAGCCGCAACGGCGGCGGCAACGGTAGGGAAGGAGGTGAGTAAGAATGCGATACAGCTTAAACGGCCACATTGTCGCGGACGGCGACGCGCCGATCCTGCGCTGGTGGGGCATTCCGGCGAGCTGCCCGGCGGACATCCGCGGCGCGCTCGCGCAGAACCCGGAGGGCGAGGAGTTCGTGCTCGAGATCAACTCGGGCGGCGGCTCGGTGTTCGCGGGGTTCGAGATGTACAGCCTGCTGCGGAACGCTTCGCGCCAGGGCGTGCACACGCGCGCCGAGGTGCAGAGCATCGCGGGGTCGGCAGCGAGCGTCGTCATGGCGGGCGCAGATACGGCGGCGGTCTCTCCGGTGGGTCAGGTGATGATCCATCTGCCGAGCACCATTACCGAGGGCAATCAGGGCGTGCACCGCGAGAGCGTGCAGATGCTCGAGAGCATCACGAATGGCATCATTGAAGCCTACGAGGGCAAGGTGCGCGGAAAAACCTCGCACGACGCGCTGCGCCGCCTGATGGACCGCGAGACCTTCCTCTCGGCACGCGCGGCGCTTGATGCGGGACTCGTCGACGAGATCATCGGCGAGGAGCCGCAGCCCGGCGAGCCGGTAAATCCGGCGAACATCTTCAATGCCGTCGGCGGCCTGCCTGACATGGACAAGCTGCGTGCTGCGTACATCGAGGCGACGAAGAGCCAGAGCCCAGAGGGCAAGACCCCCGAGGCCAGAGCCGGTGAGACCGGTGCGCCGGAGGGCGCGGTGTTCAATTTGAACACCGGCGCGATCGCGATTGCAGAGGCCGAGGCGGCGCTGCAGCGCGCACGCGCGGAACTGTAAAAAATCAACCGAACTTTTACTCTTGAAGGAGGAAAACCACATGAAGAAGAAGCTGCTGGAGCTGCTGAACAAGAAGCAGAGCATCGTAAACCGCATGAAGTCCACCAACGAGGCGGGCGACACCGCAGGCTTTGCCGCGGCACAGAACGAGCTCGCCGACGTCGACGCGGAGATCGCGCGCGTACAGGCCATCATGGATGCAGAGGCGTCCGTACCGGCGCCGGAGGACGGCATGCCGCAGGAGCCGGGCGCGCAGTCCGGCGAGGGCGAGGCGGTAAACTCCGCTGAGTGCATGCACGCCTTTGCGGAGTGCATCCGCGCCCAGGCACGCGGCAACCGCCGCGCGTTCGACGAGAACGCGGACATCGTGCGTCGCGCCGCTGCCGTCGAGAACGCGAACCAGATGACCGAGGGCACCCCGGCGGACGGCGGCCTGATCGTGCCGGAGGACGTGCAGACCACCATCAACGAGCTGCGCCGCAGCCTCGTGCCGCTGGCGGATCTGTTCGCCGTCGAGAACGTGTCCTTCCTGTCCGGCACCCGTGTCGTTGACACCCAGCCGACCAAGGGCTTTACCAAGATGAGCGAGATGGACACCATCCCGAACGATGACAAGCCGGTATTCGCGAAGCTCAGCTACAAGGTAGAGGACTACGGTCTGTTTCTGCCGGTCTCCAACGACCTGCTGCGCGACACCGACCAGGCGCTGCTCGCGTACATCGCGCGCTGGATGGCAAAGAAGCAGGTCATCACCGAGAACAATCTGCTCGTGACCAAGCTCGCGGCGCTCGACGCCAAGGCGACTGCTGCAACCGCGGCGAACGTCATCGCGACGCTCAAGAAGCTGCTGAACGTTTCGCTCGACCCGGCTATTTCGGCAACCGCGCATTTCATCGTAAATCAGGACGGCTTCAACGCCCTCGACCAGCTGCTCGACGCCAACAAGCGCCCGCTGCTGCAGCCGGATCCGTCCGCAGCTGCCGGCAAGATGCTGTTCGGCCGTCCGGTCTCCGTCGTTTCCAACGGCACGCTCGCGTCCAAGACTGATACCGCGACCACCGCGCCCATCTACTTCGGCGACTTTACGCAGTACGCCACTCTGTTCCGCCGCCAGCCGATGGAGCTCGCGTCTACTGACGTCGGCGGCAGCGCATGGCGCACCAACTCCACCGAGGTCCGCGCGATCACCCGTCTGGACGCGCAGGTCTTCGACTCCGCGGCGGCGGCTGCCGTCACGCTGACCCTCTCGTAAGGATGGCAGAGACGGAGCGGCTTGCGGCCGTGAAGCGCTACTGCAAGATCGACTACAGCGAGGACGATGAGCTGCTCGCCGGTCTGCTGGCGGCGACGGAGGCTTACCTCGACGGCGCGGGATGCGTGCGCGAGGGGCACGAGGCACTGTACGACATCATCGCGCACGCGATGGTGCTCGAGCAGTACGAGGGGCGCTGCGTCGACAACGCGGCGCAGGCGCTCCAGTCTGTGCCGCCCATCGTGCGGCAGATGCTCACGCAGCTCAAGCTCGTGTGCGCTTACGAGGGAGGCGGCAGCTGATGGCAACTCAGGTCAGCGATCTGCGCGACCGGGCGGAGGTCTGGCGCGCGGCGGCGCACGAGCAGGACAACGGCGAGACCGTTTACGAGTACGCTTTTCAGCGGACGGTCTGGGCGGCGGTGACGCCGACGTCCGGACGGGCGGAAAGCCTCGAAGGCGGCGCGACGCGGGCGGAGCTTACGCACCGCGTCGTGGTCCGCGAGGCGAGCCTTCCGGACATCTGCCGCGAGATGTACTTTGTCGTGCGCGGGCTGCGGCTCGACGTTTCGTACTGGCTGCCGATCTACAGCCGGCGCGGCTGGATGGAGATCTTCTGCACGGCGCACGAGGGCGAGGTGACGGCCGATGGCACGTGACGGCTTTACATGCAGCGAGATCTATGCGTTCGCGGACGCACTCCGGGACGCGGACAAGGAGACCACGAAGAAGGTCAAGAAGCTGCTGCGCGACCACGGCACGAAGCTGCGCCGAAAGACGGCGCAGAAGGCGCGCGCGAAGGTGCGCAAGCAGGCGGTGCACCGCAAGGGCGTCGAGCGTGCCGCCGGCACGTACCACAAGAGCATCAAGCGCGGCAAGCTCTACTACCGCGACAAGGCGGTGTGCATCCGCGTTTACTCGTCCGACCCGGTGGCACATTTGCATGAGTACGGCTGGCGCGTCAAGAAGCGCGACAAGAGGGCCGGAAAGCTCATGGAGGGCAAGAAGGTGTTCGACGCGGCGCGCGACGAGTACGCGCCGACCTTCGCGGCGGCAGTTGAAGAACTGGCAGATGAGGTGATCCGGAAGATATGAGCAGCATTACATGGCAGGCGCTCGACGACGCGCTCGGCGCGGCGGTTTCGAGTGCGCTGCGGGAGGCGGCGCTTCCGGCGCTTCGCGTGCGGGACGATACGGAAAAGCCGCTGCCGCGGCCGAGCTACCGCATCGATCTCGCGGTGGCGGACGAGGCGCGGACGGCGGAATATGCCGAGCGCGGCGCGGAAGTCGAGATCTACTACTACCCGAAGGACGCGCACGCGCCGAGAAATGAGCTGCTGACGGCGGCGGAGGCACTGCGCGCCTCGCTCGGGGAGGGCATCTACGTCGGCGGCGTGTGGCTTTATCCCGAGGACGGGATCGAGACGGACGCCTCGGACGGCGTGCTCGCGGCAATGCTGCGGCTCGAGTGGATCGAGACGGCAGGGGAGCCCGAGGGCGAGCCGATGGAGGAGCTGGAGTATAACAACACGGGCGGCGAATAAATCCGCCCACCATTTAGAAAGGGGCGATAGAAATGGCAGTAACCATGCCCAAAATTGAAATCACGTTTGAGCAGAAGGCCGTGAGCCTGCTCTCGCGCAGCGAGCGCGGCGTTGCGGTGCTCGTCGTGAGAGACGACACAAGCAAAACGTTCACGCACAAGCAGTACGCGGATCTCTCTGCCGCGCAGGCGGATAAGAGCCTGTACACGGCGGACAACTACGCCGCCATCTGCGACCTGATGGGCTTTGCGCCGTATCAGGCGCACGTGTTCCGCGCTGACTCGGACGGCGCACTCGCCGACACGCTCGCGGAGATCGGCCGCACGGTGAAAACCGGCTGGCTCGCGATCGCAGGCCAGAGCGCGGAGGACGGCCTCGCGCTCGCGGCGTGGGTAAAAACGCAGGCGGGCACCCGCAAGAAGAGCTACAAAGCCGCGGTGTACAACGTGACCACTGCGCCGGATGACATGCACGTCGTGCACTTCGTAAACGAGAAGGTGACCTTCGCGGACAGCCGCGGCGAGCAGGACGGCGTGCAGTACCTGCCGAGTCTGATCGGCATTTTCGCGGTGTGCAACGTCACGCGCGGCTGCACGAACTACCTGTGCTCGAACCTCAGGGCGGTGCAGGAGGTCGCAGACAACGACGCGGCGCTCGGCGCGGGCAAGTTCATCCTGTTCAACGACGAGGACGGCGCGGTCCGCATCGGCCAGGGCATCAACTCGATGACCACGACCGACGGCAAGACGCGCACCGAGGACATGCAGTTCATCGAGACGGTGGAAGCGATGGACATGATGCGCGACGACATCACCTCCACCTTCCGCAGCACCTACCTCGGCAACTACCGCAACAGCCGCGACAACCAGATGGCGTTTATCGGCGCGCTGAACGCGTCGTACTTCGCGCAGCTCGAGAGCGAGAACATTCTCGACCCCGACTACAAGAGCGAGGACGACGAGAACGGCGAACACGGCAACAAGGCGTTCATCGACGTGGACGCGCAGCGCGCGGCGTGGGTGGCAAGCGGCAAGAGCGAGGCGGCGGACTGGGACGAGGACACCGTAAAGGCGAACCCCTTCAAGCGCACGGTTTATCTCGGCGCGAAGGTGAAGATCCTCGGCTCGATGACCGACCTCATCATGCCGATCACGATGGCGTAAAGGAGGACAAGGACAATGGAAAAAGGATTTAACCCTAACCGCATCCTGCACGGCAACGAGGGCACGGCGTGGTTTAACGGCAAGAAGCTCACGACGCTGCAGAGCATCGAGGCAAAGGTCGCCGGTGACTTCGAGGACATCAACGCCTGCGGAAGTCCGGCTACTTACCGCGTTTACAACGGCTACTCGGGCGAGGGTACGTTTACCTGCCTCAAGCTGGACTCGGACGTTGTGGCGATGATGGCGGAGGCGTTCCGCACGGGCGAGATGCCGACGATCACCATCATCACCGCGCTCAGCCAGAAGGGCACGAACAAGGTCGAACGCGCGGCGCTCACGGACGTTACCATCGACGAGTTCTACCTCGCGAAGTTCGAGAAGAAGTCCAAGGTAGAAGAGGAAGTGCCGTTTAAGTTCGGCAAATTCGACCTGCTGGAGAGCATTTAAGCCATGGCGGCCGGATATGTGGACGATCACCGCGTCATCCTGTACCGGGACGGCGCGGCGGCGCGCGACATCACCGCCTTCTGCGGCGACCTGACGGCAAAGGACGACCTCGACGCACTCAGCGTCGAGGTTACCTTCCATATTTTCAAGTCGGTCTGGGACAGGTACACGCCTGCGCTGAACCTCGCGCCGGGCGACAAGATCCGTATCGTAAACCACGGAAATACGGTGTTCTCGGGCGTTGTCGTGACGGTGACGCTGGACGGGACGGTCACGGCGTACGACCGCGGCTGGTACCTCAACAAGAGCGAGATCATCCTGCAGGTGAACAACCTCGCGGCCGACCAGGTAATCCGGCAGGCGAGCGCGAAGGCGGGCGTCAGCGTGGCGAGCGTGTGCTCGCTGCCGACGAAGATCACGCAGCTGTGGACCGGCAAGACCCCGGCGGACATCTTCGACGAGGTGCTCGAGACGGCCGAGGCCGAGACGGGTAAGAACTATTACTACTATGTCGCGGAGCGCGGGCTTGTGGTCGCGCCGCTGCCGACGAGCGCCATCAAGGCGATGCACCGGCCGGCGGAAAACCTGCCGGGCTTCGACATCACGTGGGCGCTCGGGGAAGTCTCGGGCGAGGACAGCATCTCGGACACGTACAACGCAGTCGTCATCGCGGCCGAGAATGACGGCCGGGCGTACCGCGGCGCGCAGGCGTCAAATGCGGCGTCTATTGCGCGGTACGGCTTTCTCCAGAAGGTGGAGACCGTGACGGAGAACCCGGGCACGGCGGCGCTCGGACAGCGGGTGCGCAACCTGCTCGCGAGCGCGGACCGCGTCGGGCGAAAGCGCCAGATCTCGGAAATCTGGGGGTGCGACGAGGTGAGGAGCGGCGTGGTGCTGAACTTCAACTCGCCCGCCTTCGGCATTTCCGGGCGGCACCGGGTGACGAGCGTGACGCATCAGTACGGCGGCGCCGGGCACGTGATGAGCCTCGAGATTTCGGCGATCGATGAGCCGCGCGCGGCGGCGGCAGGAAAGAGCAGCGCCGAGGCCGTCAAGGCGGCGAGTGCGGACAGCGTCAAGGTATGGGGTCTGCCCGATCTCGGCGGCGGCGCGTCCGGCGGCACGACGGTCAAGGCACTCTTTACCGCGTACTACCCGGCGGCGAACGCCCTCGAGGGCGGTTTTCTGGATGCACAGGGAAATAAGCTCGACCCGTCGAAGAAAACGTGCGCCGCGCCGCCCTCGGTGGCCTTCGGCACGAAGGTCACGGTACAGGGCACGGGGACAAGCCTCGACGGCGAGACGTACACGGTCAACGACCGCGGCGGCGCGATCCAGATCGAGAACGGCGTCTACCACTTCGACCTGCTGATGCGGACGAACGCGGAGTGCAACTCGTGGGGACGAAAGACCGGCACGGCCATCCTCGGCGGCACGTCGGGCGGCGGCGCGGCTCAGAGCTTCGTGAACACCGCGCTCGGCGAAGTCGGCTACCGCGAGGGAAGCGGCAACCGGACGAAGTACGGGCAGGAAATGGGCTGCGACGGCGTCGCGTGGTGCGTCATCTTCGTGTGCTGGTGCGCAAAGCACTCATCGGCGCCCATCCCGACGACCTACACGGCCGTCAGCGAGATGCGCAGCTACTTCGAGCGCCGCGGCAAGTTCAAGACAGTCGCGAGCGGGTACCGGCCGAAGGCCGGAGACCTCATGATTATCGGCAGCAGCCACATCGGCATTGTGCTGTCGGGCGGCGCGAGCTCGTGCGAGACGGTCGAGGGCAACTACAGTGACGGCGTCGGGCGCGTGAAGCGCTCGTATAGCGAGATTACGGGCTTTTGCTGCCCGTGGTAAAGGAGATTTAAGTGAATGGATAAGAAACTCTTGGAGGCGCTCTCTGCCCGCGCAGAGCAGCGCGACGAGGCAAAGCGCAAGGGCGCGAAATTTTATGTGGCGGGCGAGGAGCTCGACTTTGTGCAGCCGGGCGTGGACGTAAAGCTCAGCTACGCCGAGGCGCTGAACTCGGGCGACACCGCGGCGCTGCTGCGCTCGTGCGCGAACGTTATTTACGACTGCTGTCCGGCGCTTCAGGAGCCGGAGCTGCACGCGGCGCTTGGCGTGACCGACCCGTACGACACCGTCTGGAAGCTGATGGAGCCGTATGAGATCGACCAGCTCGGCGGAAAGCTGTACAAATGGCTCGGCCTCATCGGCGAGAAGGCCGAGGCGCGGACGGAGGAAGCCGCAAAAAACTCGTGATGCGCGACCCGGTGCTCGACCTTGCGGCGTTTTACGCGCCGCGGGGCATTCCGCCGGACGCGGTGCGCGCGATGTCCCTCGCGGACAGGGCGGTGCTGCGCGTCGGCCGGGCGCGCTATTACGAGGAGATGCGGTGGATGACGGCGGCCGGAGTCGCGGCCGCATTCACGCCGCAGGAAGAGGAAGAGAATGAGGATGGCTAAAAACAAAGTTATCAACACAGTCCTGAACCTGCGCGATAACATGTCGGGCGGCCTCATTCAGGCCGCGAAGAACGCGAAGAAGAGCGGCGCAAAGATCGATGACAGCATGATGAACGCGACGCGAAAAGTCGTTAAGTTTAAGAACGACTCGCTCAAGGCTTTGCAGAGCTGGTCGAAGAAGAGCGTCGTGGCGGCGGGCGCGGCGGTCTCTGGCCTCGCGGCGGCCTTTGTGGCGCTCGACGGCGCGACCGAGGAATACCGCGTCGCGCAGGGCAAGCTGAACGCCGGCTTTCAGGCGGCGGGCTTTGAGGCCGAAACTGCGCGCAAGAGCTATCGCAATTTCTACGCGATTCTCGGCGATACGGACACCGCCACCGAGGCAAGCCAGCTGCTCGCGAACATGGCGAAAGATGAGGAAGAAGTGACTAAGTGGGCGCGCATCGCGGCCGGCGTGCACGGCACGTTCGGCGACTCGCTGCCGATCGAGGGACTCGTGGAGTCTGCCAACGAGACGGCGCGGACAGGCAAGGTGACCGGCGTTTTCGCGGATGCGCTCAACTGGGTCGGCATCATGGAAGACGATTTTAACGCCAAGCTGGAGCAGACGACCGACGTATCCAAGCGCAACCGTCTCATCATGGACACACTGTCCACGACCTACGACAAGGCTGCGGACAGCTTCTACGCCAATAATCAGCAGGTCATCAACGCCCGGCGTAACCATGCGACGCTGGACGAGACGCTGGCCAAGGTCGGCGACACCAGCTCCAAGGTTAAAAATCAGCTGTGGGTGCTGGCGGGCGCGGCCGAGGACGGCTCGGTCCGCGCCGGGTCGGCGCTCGACTGGGTACAGACAAAGGCCGACGCCTTCGGGGCGTGGGTGGAGGGGCTGGACTTCTCCGCTCTGAGCGCACGCTTTGACGCCGCCTTCGGGCGCATGGCGCAGAAAGTCGGGGACATGCTGCACACCGCGGGAGACGCGATGAAGTGGTGCAGGGAGCACAGCGACCTGCTGATTGGAGGGCTCAAGCTGCTCGCGGCGGCGTGGGGCATTTCCAAGATCACGGCTTTTAACTCTACGGCTGCCGGTTTTATCAAAACGATCGCGGCAATGCTCGACCCGACGGTCGCGCAGACGGCCGCGACGGGTGCAGCGACAACCGCACAGGGCGCGCTCAACACCGTAATGGCGGCAAACCCCATCGGCGCGGTCATTCTGGCGGTCGAGGCGCTGGTCGCGGCCGGTATCCTGCTCTGGAAGAACTGGGACACGGTGAAGGCCAAGGCCGGAGAGCTGTGGACCAAGGTCAAAACCGTTTTCGGCGGCGTCCGGGACACCATCACGGGCGCGTTTGATGCGGCGAAGAAGAAGGTCCGAGGCTTTTTCTCGTGGCTCGACGACAAGATCAGCTCGATCCCCCTGCTCGGGGACATCTACAGCGGCGGCAAGTCGGCGCTCAGCTGGATCGGGGGCAAGATCTCCGGGCACGCGATGGGCACGCCTTACTTTTCGGGCGGCCTGACGCGCGTCAACGAGCGCGGCGGCGAGGTCATGCGCCTGCCGAGCGGCACGCAGATCATCCCGCACGACGTGAGCGTTAAAGCGGCGGGCGGCCGGAGCGTGACGGTGAACGTGACCATTCAGGGCAACGTGATCGGCAACCGTGAGTACGCCGAGGAGATGGGCGATTATGTCGCGCGGCGCGTGCTCGCGGCGTGCGGAAATGCGTAAGGGAGGTGCGGACAGTTGTACAAGGTGATTTTCTCAGTAAATAACAACGAGGAAGTGTGGACGCTGCCGCACGTGCCGGCAGACCTCGAGATCCCGAGCCCGGCGCAGAGCAACGAGACCTACACCGGCCTCAGCCGCGACTACCGGCGCATCGGCACGATGGGGCTCATCTCGATGAGTTGGAAAGGGCTGCTGCCGGTCGGCAGGCGCTACGCCTTCATGCCGGCGGAAGCAAGCGAGGACGGCTGGGCGTACAAGGACTTCTTTGACCGCTGGCGTGACCGGAAGGTGCCCTTCCGCCTCATCATCCTCGACAGCGGCGGCGTTGCCCGGCTAAATATCCCGGTGACTGTGGACGATTTCTCGGTTACGGTGCGCCGCAGCGGCGACCTCAACTACTCGGTGAGCATCACCGAGTACCGTTTTATTAAGTGAGGTGGGCGCGAGATGTGGGATGTGGAGCTGGCGCGCAAGATCATGCAGCAGGGCAGGCAGAAGCTGCCGCAGGTGTGGCACCGGGCGGAGGTCGTGCAGACGACGCCGAAGCTCGTGTTTTCGATCTTGGACGGCGAGGCGAAATTTGACAGCGAGACCGGTCTCCTCATGACGAGGACGGCCGCCTCGCGGTCGTGGACGGTCGGGGCGACGGCCTGTGCGCTGCTGGACGGCGCGCAGCTGTTAGTCCTCGACGCGATGTAAATGGAGGTGATTTTATGGCAGAGGTTTTTCCCGTGATCCCGTCCGGCATCCCGGCGCAGACCGCGGCGGATATCGGGCGGGCACCGGATTTTTGCTTCGACGAGACCGGGCGCTCAGGCGCTTTTCAGCTCGTGGACGGGGCGGTGCAGGAGGTTTCGGGCGCGGCCGCGGTCCGCCGGTGGCTCGAGCTGATGCTCAGGCAGAAGCCGGGCGCTGTGCCCATTTACCGCACGGACGGCGAGACGCAGCCGGGCGTGGAGGCGGCCAGCCTCGACCGGCGCGCGCCGGAAGGGTGGGCGTTTGCCGAGATCGAGCAGGATATCCGCGACACGGCGGCGTTCTGCCCGGCAATCCGCACGGTGGACGGCTTCCGCTTTACGCGGCTGCGGCACGGCGTGGAGGTGCGGTTTACGGCGCATCTCCACACGGACGAAACTCTGGAGGTGATAACGAATGTCGGCGAATGAGGTTTTGAAGGCGCTGCTCGACGCGATGCCGGACAGCTACCAGAAAACCATCGGCTTTCCGACCTACGACCTGCTGGCGGCGGCAAGCCTGCGGCTGGCGGAGACGGACGCGGTGATCGAGGACGCGAGGGCGGCGCTCGACCCGGAAAACCTGACGGGCGGTGAGCTTGACCGGTACATCTACCCGCGCAGCGGCATCGCGCGCAAGGCCGCGACCTTCGCGGGCGGCATGCTGACGGTTAAGGGCACGGGCACGATCGAGCAGGGCACGCTGTTCGAGAGCGCGGGCGGCGTGCAGTTTGCGGCGGCGGAAACCGTCGCCATCGACGGCACGGGCGAAGTGCCGGTGACCTGCCGCGCGGACGGTACGGCAGGAAATCTGCCCGCGCATTCGGTGACGCAGATGCCGGTGACGGTGCAGGGCATCACGGGGTGTGATAACGAGGCCGAGATGAGCGGCGGCTACGCCGAGGAGACGGACGCGGAGTATTACGCGCGGTTTCTGCTCAAGATGCGCACGCCCGCGACGAGCGGCAACGTGTACCACTATGAGCAGTGGGCGCTCGAGTGCGCGGGCGTCGGGCACGTCAAGGTATTCCCTCGGGTGCAGGGCGTGAACACGGTGGACGTCGTGATCGCGGACAGCAGCGGACAGCCGGCGGGCGAGGAGCTTGTCGCGGCCGTGCAGGCGTACATCGACCCCGAGAGCGAGGGAGCCGGAAGGGGCCAGGCGCCGATCGGCGCGCAGTGCTTTGTGTCGGCGGCGGCGGAGAAGAAGATCGCCATTGCCTGCAAGGTGTTCAAATCGAACACCGCGGAGGCGGACAGTGTGACGGCGGCGATCAAGGCGGCGGTCGCGGCGTATCTCGCCGGGACGGTGTTCGTGCAGAACTACGTCTCTTATGCGCAGATCGCGGCGGCTATCCTGTCCGCCGAGGGCGTCGTGGACTTCGAGGGGCTGACGGTCGGCGGCGGCACGGCCAACATCGCGGTCGGCGAGCGCGAGTGTCCGGTGCTCGGAGAGGTGACAATTACATATGGCTGAGTTTGATAACATGCTGCGCAGTCTGCCGGTGGCGTACCGGACGGACAAGTGGGTGTGCGACCTGCTCGGCTGCATCGCCGTGCTCGACGAGAAGCAGCGCGAGAGTGCGCTCGAGACGGTGGAGCAGCTCTTCCCGGATACGATGACGTGGATACTCGAAACCGAGGAGCGCATCGCCGGGCTGGAGGGCAATGCGGCGCTGACGCTCGAGGAGCGGCGGACCGCTCTGCAGGCGCGGTGGCGCGCCGCGGGCAAGTGCGACGTGGAGCTCATCCAGCGCGTGTGCGACAGCTGGAAAAACGGCGAGATCAGCGTCGGCTTTGCCGAGGGCGTGATTCTGCTGACGTTTGTCGGCGCGTATGGCGTGCCGGAGGCGGCCGAGCTCGCGGCACTGCAGGACGCGGTGGAGCACACGATCCCGTGCCATCTGGCGGTGAGCTATCTCTACCGCTATCTGCTCGTGCGCGAGGTCGACGGGATGACGCTCGACGAGCTGCAGGGGCACACGATGCATGATTTTGCGTTTTAGAAGGTGAGAAAATGAGTTTGAAAACAAAGCTGCTCGAGCTTTTCAAATACGAGCCGGACAAGGACGGCGCGCAGGCGTTCAACATCAAGTCGGCGCTCAACGACAACTGGGATAAGATCGAGGCGTGGGCGCAGAGTGTGAAAACCGCGCTCACGAAGCTCGTGCCGACGAGCCGGACGGTGAACGGGAAGACGCTGGCGGAGGATGTGACGCTGACCGCGGCCGATATCAAAATGCCCGACAGCGAAGAAGACGTAGGGGCGGCTATGGCAAAGCGCCTTAGGTACGACGACAATCTGGGCCTCAAAATCAAGTTAAAAGCACATAAATCTCTTGAATATATGAGCTTTGATAGTGGAGAAGAGACTGACCTTAATTATTCAGGCGGTTGCCTTGCCTTGCCCGGATGGAGATCGGGACCTTGGGGAATGCAAGTCCGATACGATATGCGGTGGAATACTTTGTTTACGAGGCGATACTTTAACGAAGGATCCGAATGGGACGATTGGGTTAGACTCGCCACCTGCATGCCACCAGAGGTGCATGAGCTGCCGTTAGTTAACGGCGCTACACCTGAAAAATCCTGTGTGTACTATAAAACGCAGGAAAACCTTGTGATCGGCAAGCTCTCCCTGCAAGCGTCAGCCGCTGCCTATCAAGAGATACCGGTAGCTGTTTTACCCGAGGGGTTTCGTCCTCCACAAGACATCCCTTTTATTGTGGCGTCATGTGCGCGAAAAGGTGTCACATGGGAGGGCACGGGATGGGGACGAATTGCTCCGGATGGAACCATTTTCGTCTATCAGAACATTGCATGGGGCTGGGTTGAGGCTCAATTCAGCTTTATCGCTGCAAGCTAAGCAATGACAAAGCTGAACATAGCATAGCAAAAATTGTATTTTGCAGATGTATTGACGATGAGTGCTCCGTCATTTGGATTGATGTGAATGGTCGCGTGAGCCAAACCACCATCATCTCCATTACCAACAGCACATGCTGCGGCGTGCCAGTAAAGAGGTCGGTATCCTTCGGGAAGATAAGCGAGACGCTCTTGCGTGCCGGTCAGAGATAAATCTTTTCGTTTTGCACGTACGATAACGTGCACCACATTTTCCTGCGTTTTGAAGTATGCGCAAGGCAAATCGAAATCGACCCAGTTATCGGTCAGTGGTAAGGTGTGCTTCTCCGGCGTCACACAAGAAGACAGCTTTACCCAGTCCCTCCAGCCGTCTTGATCGCGATACTGGAACCATACACCTTTGCCTGCATGCACTATATAGATGATAGAGCACCATTTTTCTTCTGCTGAGCCAGCCGTGCATAAAGCTATGCCTTGCGTGTACCCGATTAGACCCGCTTTATAAGGAGTGTTAGCGGTATCTTCGTCGCACCAATACAGCTGTCCGATAGTGATTTTGTGCACATCCAGCGTCTTGGGGTACTGCTTCACTGCTCGCTTTGCCGTAGGCGCCCTTAAAAAATCAGAAAGGAATGATAAAAATGAAAGAAAGACATTGCTGCGTTATCGACGCGGCAAAGAAATACACCACCTTTGTGCTCGTCCAGACGGTCGAGCGCCCACAGAAAGACGGCTCAACCGCCGAAGTCGAGGAAATCCTGCACTACAAGCTGAAGGACGGCGAGCAGCTTGTCGATGCCTCGCCGCCGGTCATGCGTCAGCACGCCGGCAGCACCGGCTTTATTTCGCCGATCTGGGGCGGCTCGGACTGGCAGGAGACCGCCACTGCCGACGAGATCGCGGCATGGGAGCAGGCGCACCCGGCGCCGGAGGTCAAGCCGGCACCGAAATCTAACGCGGAGCTCGAGGCAGAAAATGCAACGCTGCGTCAGCAGGTGTCGGCGCTGGCCGACCAGCAGTCCTTTTATGAGGACTGCATTGCCGAAATGGCGGAAATCGTCTATGCGTAAGTTGTTGGCGGAAATCACCTTAAAAATCTACATTTTATTATCAGAAGGAGAACTAGAAATGATGGCTATGTTATTTTCGCAGAGAGTTATTCTCGGCAAATGTGAGTTTGAAAAGGTTCCCGCAAAGCTCCAGAAGCAGGTGGCGGAGATCCTGATCGACGAGTGCGGCCTGCCGGAGATGGTGCCGGCCGAATTCGGCGGTACGAAGGACGTAGCGGCCGCGTAAACGGCTGCACGGGCGCCTACGGCAAAGCGCCTTAGGTACGACGACAATCTGGGCCTCAAAATCAAGTTAAAAGCA